TACTTTTTCAATTTGTTGAAAAACATGGTAAAATTTTATATGATATGATTAATAAAGAATCAGGAACAAAAAAGATTTTTTTTATATATGGTAAAACTGATGTGGAAATAAGAGAATCAGTGAGAACTATTATGGAAAATGAAAAAGACTGTATAATTGTAGCATCTACACAGATATTTTCTACTGGAATAAACATTAAAAATCTTCATAATATAATTTTTTCATCACCATCAAAATCAAGAATCAGAACTCTACAATCTATAGGTAGAGTTTTAAGAAAATCTGAAAACAAAGAAATTGCAACATTATATGATATATCAGATGATTTAAGAAGTGGTAAACATATAAATTTCACTTTAAAACATTTTATTTCAAGATTGAAATTATATGATGAAGAAAAATTCAATTATAAATTATATAATATACAACTAAAATAATTTGACAGTTATTCTTTTTTGTGATATAATTATCATCTTTTTAAGGATATTACAATGGAAAACATAAAAATTATAAGATTAAAGACTGGTGAAGATATAATTTCAGTTTGTCAAATGGAAGAATATAGTGTTACCATCAATAATCCTTTGACATTTTTTGTCAAAGCTACAGAACGTGGTTTAATGTATGCAATGGTACCTTGGATACCTATAGGAGTTACTGATAATAATACAGTAGAATTGCATAATGAAGATATTTTAATAGTTATTGATCCTAATGAAAAAGTTAAACAACTTTATCATAAAATGCTTAATCAATTAGAAATGATTGGTATAAATTATACTGAAGATACAGAAGATGATACTAATGTTGATGATGATCAAGAGGATGATATATCAGAATCGGTACAACAAGAACAACAAGGTATTAAAAAGTACTTACATTAATAATTATTGAAACGGCAACACCGCCATTATACACATACACTAAAATGTTGTCAAGTGAAAAAAAAGGTAAATGTTATGGAAAACAAAAAAACACACTATATAAACAATGAAAATTTTTTGAATGCTTTGATACTTTATAAAAAAGATTGCCAAAAAGCAAAAAAACTTAAACAACAAGAACCTCAAATACCTAATTATATTGGGGAATGTTTTTTGAAAATTGCTACCAAATTATCAAATAAACCAAATTTTATTTCTTATTCATTTCGACAAGAAATGATATGTGATGGTATTGAAAATTGTTTATTATATTTCAGAAATTTTGATCCTAAAAAAACAAAAAATCCATTTGCATATTTTACTCAAATAATATATTTTGCTTTTCTTAGAAGAATTGCAAAAGAGAAAAAACAATTATACCTGAAATATAAGGCTACAGAGCAATTTGGCATTTTGGATGAAGAAGAAATGTTTGAGGATGAAAACGGAAATATGAAACAATTTATTTTATATGATAATATTAGTGAATTTATAGATAATTATGAAAAAACTAAACAAAATAAAAAGAAAACAATTGTTTCAAAAAAACGAAAAGCAAAAGGTATTGAAAATTATCTGAGTTTAAGGGAAATTATATGAAAATAGGATTTACATGTAGTACATGGGATTTACTTCATGCTGGGCATATATTAATGCTTGAAGAAGCAAAAAAACAATGTGACTATTTAATAGTTGGATTACAATCTGATCCTACAATTGATCGTCCAGATACCAAAAATAAACCAATTCAATCGGTAATTGAACGATATATTCAATTGAAAGCGGTAAAATATATCGATGAAATTGTACCATATTCTACCGAAAAAGAATTGAGAGAACTATTGCAATCTTTGTCAATTCATGTTAGAATACTAGGAAAGGAATACCAAAATAAAGATTTCACAGGTAAAGATATATGTGAGAAAAGAGGTATTGAGATATACTATAATAGTAGAGAACATAATTTTAGTAGTACCGAATTACGTGGTAGAGTATATGAATTAGAAGGTATTAATAGGATAAAAAAACAGTCATTATGAAAATTTGTATTTTAGGAGATACTCACTTTGGAATGAGAGGTGATTCAGTAGTTTTTCATTCATTTTATGAGAAATTCTATAAAAATATTTTTTTTCCATATTTGGAAAAGAATAAAATTAAACATATATATCAATTAGGTGATTTGTTTGATAGAAGAAAATTCATAAATTTTAATACCTTACAATTGTGTAAAAAGTATTTTTTTGATGTGATTAAACAAAAAGGTATGGAATTACATACACTTTTAGGTAATCATGACATTTATTACAAGAATACATTAGATGTAAATTCTACCAATTTATTGTTAAATTCCTATGATAATATTTGGGTTTATACACAACCAACGACAATAGATATTGATGGTATTGCAATTGATGTTGTTCCGTGGATTTGTGATGAAAACGAAAACCAAATAATGGAATTCATTGAAAAATCAAAATCACAAATTATTTTTGGACATTTTGAATTATCGGGTTTTGAAATGGAAAGAGGTATAATAATTCAAGAAGGATATGATAAAGATATATTAAAAAAATATGATGTTGTTTTAAGTGGGCATTATCACCATAAATCTACTAATGGTCAAATTACATATGTAGGTACACCTGGAGAAATGACTTGGATGGATTATGATGATCCACGTGGATTTCATGTGTTTGATACTGAAACCCGTGAATTGGAATTTATACAAAATCCTTTTAATATCTTCAATCGAATAACATATGATGATAATATACAAACTTATGATTTCTGGAAAAAATACAATTATGAAAAATTGAAAGATTCATATGTTAAAATTGTTGTAATAAACAAAAAAGATCCATATTTGTTTGATAGTATTCTGGATAATCTTTACCGAATTAATGTAATAGATATTTCTATAGTTGAGGATTTTACGGAATTCGAAACTCCTAATGATGAATCTGTAAATGAGGCAGAAGATACTATTACCATATTAAATAGATATATTGATAGCTTGACATTACAAATAAAACCTGATATACTAAAGAGTATAATCAAAGATTTGTATATTGAATCTATGAACATGGAAAAAACGCAATAAATTATGGTTAAAGAAATCATTAATGATATATTTTAAATCTATTCGTTGGAAGAACTTTTTAAGTACTGGTAATTATTTCACAGAGATAAAGTTTAATCTTTCTCCAAATACATTGGTTGTTGGTACTAATGGTTCTGGTAAATCCACAATGCTTGATGCATTGTGTTTTGTATTATTTGGTAAACCATTTAGGAACATTAATAAACCACAATTAGTAAATAGTATCAACCAAAAAGATTGTGTTGTTGAATGTGAATTTTCTATTGGTAAAAACGAATATAGAATTGTTCGTGGAATAAAACCAACGATTTTTGAAATATATTGTAAAAATGAACTTGTAAATCAAGATTCTGCTTCACGTGATTATCAGGAATATCTTGAAAAATTCATTTTAAAATTGAATTACAAATCATTTACTCAAATTGTCATTTTAGGTTCTGCATCATTTATACCATTTATGCAATTGTCTGCTGCTGATAGACGAACAATTATTGAAGATTTGTTGGATATTAGTGTTTTTTCTTCGATGAATGTATTACTTAAGGATAGAATACTTGTAAACAAAGAAAAAATTGGTGTTAATAAACAAGAAATAGAATTAAAGAATTCTACCATAGAATTACAATCATCTCATATTGATAAATTAAAAGAAAATGATCAGGAACTAATAAAAAAATATGATGATGAAATAAAAAAGCATAATTCTAATATAAAGAAAATTCATAGAGAAACTATCAAACTTACCAATGAATGTGAATTGATCGGAAAAGATATATCTGATAAAATTGATGTAGAAAACAAACTAAAAAATATTTCAAAAATTGAATCTAAGATTGAAGATAATGTATCAAAATATAGAAAAGATATAAATTTCTTTCAGCATAATGAGAATTGTCCAACATGTAGACAAGAAATTGCTTTTGAATTTAGAGAACAACAAATAAAAACAATTGAAGAAAAAATTACAGAATCAAACGAAGGTTTAGCTAAGATTGAACAAACGATTATTGAAGAACAAAAAAGACTGAATATTATACTTGAAAAACAGAAATACACACAAAATCTTCAAATGAAAATTGTTACTAATAATACAACAGTTTCCGAGACACAAAAATTTATTATGAATATTCGGGAAAAAATATCTGACTTGAAAAAGGAAAACAATAGTATTGAATCTGTAAAAAATAAACTTAAAATAATGCAGAATGAATTGTTGGAATTGGAAAAAGAAAAGAAAAAATTGATTGAAGAAAAATCATATCTTGATGTTGCAACTCATATGTTGAAGGATACTGGTATTAAAACCAAGATTATAAAACAATATTTGCCTATTATCAATAAAGTAGTAAACAAATATCTTTCTTCTTTTGATTTTTTTGTCAATTTCAATTTGGATGAATCATTTAAAGAATCAATAAAATCTAGGTATCGTGATGATTTTAGCTATTCATCATTTAGTGAAGGTGAAAAAATGAGAATAGATTTATCATTAATGCTTACATGGAGAACAGTTGCTAAACTTAAAAATTCAGTTAATACCAATTTATTGATTTTAGATGAAATTTTTGATTCTAGTATGGACAATTCAGGTACCGAATACTTGTTGACAACACTAAATTCCTTAGAAAATGCTAATATAATTGTTATATCACATAAGGGCGATATTTTGCAAGATAAATTTAGAAATGTAATAAAATTCCAGAAAATAAACAACTTTAGTAGGATACAAAAATGACAGAATTAATTTTTAATACAGAATCATCAACTAAAAAAGTAGTAGAGGAAAAAGTATTACCATTGAAATTGGTAGAACCATTCAGTAAATTTTTATCATTAAAATTACCTGAGTATGATGTTTCCAAATTACCCAACAATATAATTTCTAATCTGATTGAAAGAATGAAAATGACTATGAAATTGTATAATGGTGTTGGATTATCTGCCAATCAATGTGGTATTTCTGAAAGATTTTTTATAATGGGAACAGAACACTTTCAAATGACTTGTATTAATCCAAAAATATTGAATTTTATAGGTGAAAAGAAAAAAATTAGAGAAGGTTGTTTAACATATACTGGTCTTTTTTTATATGTACAAAGATATCCAAGTGTTGAAGTTGAATATTATACTGAATCAGGCGAAAAGAAAACGCATACCTTTGACGGTATTACTGCACAAATTTTTCAACATGAAATGGAACATATGGATGGTACTGTTTTTACATCACATGTTGGTCCACTTGCACTAAAAATGGCAAAAGATAGACAGTATAAACTTTTTGAAAAAGCAAAACGTAGGATGAAATAATTATGAAGAAAGTAAAAGAATCTAGTCAATATGATAACTTTATAGGTAAAATGAATGAAGAAGAAAAACCTACTTCTATTCTTACATTTATGGGTGTTGAAGAACCTGATCCAGAAAAAAATCTTTCTGAATGGAAAAAACACTGGGTAGGCATGCCGGAGTTTGTTCAGGAAGATAAATTACCTGCGAAAAAACTGATTATAAATTTCAGAACTGATGAAGATTTCAAAAAGTTTTCTGAATTGTATATGAAACATGTTGATACTAATTTAGATATCAGTGATAAGACAAAGAGTTTTTGGTATCCAAAACGAGAAAAAGAACAAATTTCTGTTCTTCGATGGATTGAGGATGAAAATGACTAATCCCAAGTATCCTGTTTGGATCATATCAAAAGGAAGATATGATTCGATGTTGACTTCCAGATCATTAAGTAGAATGAGAGTTCCACATAGAATTCTTATTGAACCACAAGAAGAAAAAAAATATGATGATGCACTTGATAAATTTTCTCTTAGGAAATATGCAAGTCTTGTCATAGCACCTTTTTCGAATCATGGTGATGGACCTGGCAGAGCCAGAAATTATGTTTGGGATATTAGTGTAGAAGAAGGGCACGATAGACACTGGGTTTTAGATTGTAATATTGAAGATTTTTATAGACTACACAATAATAAACGTATTCGTGTTGAGTCGGGTGCGATTTTTCGTGCAGCAGAAGATTTTGTTGATAGATATGAAAATATTCGTATCGCTGGTTTTAAATACAGATTCTTTATCGCACCAGATAGTATGTATCCACCATATGTTACAAATACCAGAATTTATTCATGCCTTCTGATTGAAAACTCTTGTAAACATCGTTGGAGAGGTAGATATAATGAAGATACAGATATTTGCCTTCGTGTATTGAAAGATGGTGATTGCACTGTTCAATTCAATGCTTTCCTTCAAGGTAAAGCTGCAACACAAACGGTAAAGGGTGGTAACACAGAAGAATTCTATCATAAAGAATTTGGTGATGATAAAGAAAAATGGCGTGATGGTAAATTGAATTCAGACGGAACAATCAAGAAATCTCAGATGTTGTATGATATGCATCCTGATGTAACAAAGATTGTATTTCGGTATGGACGTTGGCATCATTATGTTGATTATACACCTTTCAAAAAGAATAAATTAAAATTCAAAAAAGGCATAAATTTACCCAAGTCTGTAAATAATTATGGTATGAAACTGATCACGAATTATAATGTCAATCCTTGATAACATAGGTGAAAAATTTTTACGTGAATATTTAGAAAAATGTTCAGTATATGTAAAAATTGATATTGATTTTGCAATTGAATTGACTAAACAATTCATAAAAAAACATCGTGGTGAAAATGTCCCATATGAAAAAATAAAATATATGGTAGATTTAGAAAATAAATGGTATCATTCAATAAAACAAAATACACCAGATTACTCTGTTTATGCTGATCCATATTATTTTTGTGAAGTTTGGTTATGTTGGGTAAATTATTCACGTAGATACCTAAATGAAATCAATAATCCAAAATCTTTATTTAAAAAAAGTATTGTGCAAGACATGAACAATATTAATACTGTTATTGATTTGGGTTGTGGATTTGGTTATACAACGATAGGATTGAAAGAAATTTTTACTTCTGCTAAAGTATATGGCACAAATATAAAAGATACACCGCAATACAATATAGCAAAATCATTTGAAAAAGAAACTGGCATAATTATTGTAGATGATTGTTCTAACATAGAAACAGATTTGATATTTGCATCCGAGTATTTTGAACATTTTCAAAAACCGATTGAGCATCTAACACATATATTGAAAAATACAAAGTGTAAACACATGTTGATTGCAAATATCTTCAATGGAAAAGCGATAGGTCATTTTGATTATTATATTCATTTGAATAAATATTATGATGGTAAAACAATTAGTAAAATGTTCAATAATACACTTAGACAAAATGGTTATGAAAAGATAGAAACTAATTGTTGGAATAATAGACCAAATTATTGGAAAAAACTCGAATATAATAGCATAGAAAAGTTCTTATAAATCAATAACTTAGCCACTGTTGACAAATGGTGTGTTTTCTGTTAAAATGCTCATATCACAATTGAGAAATCTATACTATGACTTATACAATTGAATCTAAGAATCAATTAGCCAAACTCTTGGCTACTGAGAATATTACTATTGAACATCGGAAAGTTAAAACCGCAAGTTTCGATATTAAAAGCCGTATTTTAATTTGTCCTATCTGGAAAAATATGTCAGGTGATGTATATGATTTATTCATGGGTCATGAAGTTGGTCATGCATTAGAAACGCCATTTGAAGGTTGGCATGATAATGTTTCTAATAAAGGTATAAATTATAAACATTTTCTTAATGTTGTTGAAGATGCCCGAATTGAGAAAAAAATAAAAAGGCGTTATCCCGGTCTTAAACGTTCTTTTATTTCAGCATATAATCATTTAATGAATGAAGATTTTTTTGGCGTAAAAAATCTTGATACAAATACTCTATCATTGATTGATAAAATCAATCTTTACTTTAAAGGTGGTATCAATTCTGGTATTAAATTTACTGATAATGAAATAGAATACGTAAAACAGGTAGAATCATGTGAAACATGGGATGATGTTGTTTCTGTTACAGATAAACTTTTTGCGTATTGTAAAGATGAACAACAAAAAATAAAACAAGATCATGATTTTAATTCTTCTGAAGAATCTGAAGATGATGAGTTTGGAGAATCTGAAGAATCAGAAGATGGTGAGTTTAAAGATTCTGAAGATGATAAATCTGAAGAATCAGAAGATGTTGAGTTTGAAGAATCGGAAGATGAT